TTTCCAACACGTTGTAGACTTGGAAAAAGAAGTAGCAATCGACAATGCAGATTTTGGTAGATTGGCTTACATCACTAATCCACAAGTTAGAGGCAAGTTAAAGACTACTGAAAAGGCTACTAATACTGCTCAATTCATTTATACTGATAGTGCAGTAGGTGCTGGAGAGATGCCTAGAGGATTGGTTAATGGTTATAACGCAATGATATCTACCAATGTACCATCTGATTTGACTAAAGGTAGTGGTACTGGTTTGTCTGCAATGATTTATGGAGCATTTAACGCTTTATACATCGCACAGTTTGGTGGATTAGACATCGTTATTGATCCTTACACACTTTCTAAGAATGCCGTAGTTACTATGGTAGTAAACAGCTGGTGGGATATGGGATTGAGATGGCCATCACACTTTGCTGCGATTAAAGATATTGACTTAACTGCTTAATAGGAAAATATGACAAAGGTTAGATTTTTAAAGAGTCCTACTGGGACACATAAGTTAGCTTATAACGTAGGGGAAGTAGGATTTGTTAATGATGAAGTTGCAAAAGATTTGGTAAACAAGGGCATTGCAACATTAGTACAAGAACAATCTGCTTCAGTTGGATTCTCTGACGATAAGCAAGGAGATACTGTTAAGACTCAATATAAATCTACTAAAAGTCGTAAAACCAATAAGTAATGGCATTTTTTAAAGTAATAAGTGTACCATCTACTGAACCAATCACTTTAAGTGAGGCTAAAAACTATTTAAAAGTAGAAGATAGCTATACAGATGATGATACGCTTATTACTGCCATTATTACTTCTGTTCGGCAATATATAGAAACGTATCTATCGACTGCATTAATTACACAGACAATAGAAGAGAAGTGGGATTACTTTGAAGTTAGGGATTATCAACTTAGACAAAACTTTAATCTTGGAGTAAATCCAGTTCAAAGTGTAACAAGTATATCTTATATTGATACAGATGGATATAGTCAGACGTGGAGTGCTAGTGAGTATGTTGTAGACACACATAGACCAGTTGCTCGGATTGGATTAAAGAACGGTTATACATGGCCCTCAATTCAAGATGAGATTAATGCTTTAACCGTTACTTATATTGCTGGTTATGGAGATGCTGGTTCTGATGTACCTGGGAATATTCTTCAAGCGATGCGATATTTAATTGCAACGTATTACGAGAATAGAACGGATCACTTGGCTACACTTCCAACTGCAAGTAGAGTTATTTTGGACAATATTAAGTACGGAATGGGAATAGGCTACTGATGAGGTATTTAAAAAGTGAAAAGATTGGCAACCTTAACCGTAAAGTTAAAATTCAACAAAGAACGATAACAAGGAACTCTTATGGCGAAACTGATTTCACTTTTAGCGACTATATTACCTTATATGCTGAAGCTGATTTCCGTATTACGAGAACGGATGAAAAGTCGCAAGAACAACAAAAAGTAGCGACAACATCTGTATTTTATAGAATCCGTAGACGAACTGGATTGTCGACAGAAATGAGGTTAGTGGATTTAACGATGGCTTCTTCACAGAACATATTTAATATAGTAGCAATACGAGAGGAGAGTAAGGATTATATGATATTAGAGTGCATTAACTATGAGTATTAAGGTTATAGGCATACAAGACTTAAATAGGCGTTTGAAGGAAGTCAGTAAATTTATGACTAAAACCGAAAAACGTAAAGTAACTTTTGGTGCTGCTAAACCACTTGTTAGTGCTGGTCGTAGAATTACTCCAAAGCGTGAACATCCAGACAAACATCGACATCCATTTCAAAATCCAAGATATTATAAGAAAAAGATTCAAGCATACTATATACCTGGCAACTTGCAAAAGAGTTTTGCTAGAGTAGCACAGAAAAGGTTAAAGCGTACAACAGACACATTTGTGGGTGCTAATTTTGCTAGAATTAAACAGTTAATATATGGAACTACTGTTCCAAGGTCGGATGGATATTATGCTCACATGGCTTTTGGTAAAGACAGTAACTCAAAGAAATATAGAGAGAAAGTAATTATGCCAACAATAGCCAAAGCTGGTAGACAATCATTGAGGGCGATGGAACTTGCTACGGTTAAAGTTTGGGCAAAGGCTAAAACAAGATTAAAGTTTAAGTGATGGAGATAGGGAAGGTATTATATAGTTTATTGAGTGCAGATTCTGCATTAACCACATTGATGGGAACGAATAAAGTATATCCATCGTTTGCTCCAGATAAGACTGAATTTCCCTTTATTGTATATAAGACTAGAAGTTCAGATCCAGTTGTAACAAAGAATGGAATTGCTGATAACGTTTCTTTTATTGCGTATATTAATGTGTATAGTAGAAAATATGATACATTAAGGGATATTACAGATGCGGTAAAGAATGCAATAAACAACTATAGTGGCACAGTTGAAGGTGTTACAGTAAAAAGAATTGGGTATCTTGATGAAGAAGAGTTTTTCGATTTTGACATAGATGTCCATTTTATAGAGTTATCTTATAGAATTAGATTAGAAAATTAAATTAAAAAATTATGCCAAGTACTGGATTTATAGATGGAACATTGCTACGGCTTACTTTAAGTAGCACACAAGGTAGTGAGATAGAAATCTTTCACGCTACTGAATCTTCAATTTCATTTTCTTTAGACGTAACTGATATTACAACAAAAGATAGTGGAAGTGGAGGATGGAGAGAAATCTTCCCTAAAACAAAGTCTGCTTCAATTTCTTTTAGTGGTTTAGTCAGATATGATGAAACTGCATCAGAAGATAATATGAGTGGATTATTGGGTTACTTTAATGGAAGAACACAGATTTATTGGGTAATGGCTACTTCTACTAGCGGAGATGTACAATTAAGCGGTAGTGGTTATATTACTGCATTAAGTCAAACTGCTACTGCTGATACTGAAGTTGCTTTTGATGGAACAATTGAAGTAAGTGGTGCAGTAACTGTAGGAACTGTAGTTTAATTAAAATAAAAGACAAATGTACAAAGAACTAAAAATACCTGGAAGAACTCTCTATGTATCATTCAATTTGCGAGTTGTTTTACAATTTCAAAAAGAGTTTACTAAAGAGGGTTCTTCCAATATTGATATTGAAAAGTTAATATCTGAAGTTGGGTTAGAGGGGCAAATGAAGTTGTTTTATTTAGGATTAAAGGAGGGACATAGAAAAGCAAAGAAAGATTTTGATATGGAGTTTGATCCTGATTTCTTTGATTTTTTAGATGACTATCCAGAGGCAATAGAACAGATAGCTTCAGCCTTTAATGATAGTGTTCCGCAAGGAGATGGAGAGCAAAAAAAAAGACAGACGAGGGCGAGAAAGAGCCAATAACAGAGGATTGGTTACAAAGAAAATTGCTAGGAGAATTAGGATGGAGTATTGATGACTTTTATGATGCAGACTTTAGAATGGCTACAAATGCTATTATAGGTATGATGAACGCAAGGTTTGAGAATATAAAAAATCAATACGAGATTGCAAGGTATAATGCAGCTTTAAATATTAATGTTCATTTGCCGAAGGGCAAGAGCATTAAGAATCCTAAAGAATTAGGAGAGTTTAGTTGGGAAAAGCCAACATTAAAAAAGAAAAATTTAAGCAAAGAGGAGATTTCGTCACTCATGAAGAAAATGGACTCTCCAAAAATTGTTAAAAAAGAAAAGCTAGATGGCAGGGAACTTTCGAGATTTACTAATACGACTAGGACTTGATGACAAACAGTTTGTTGCCAAGTTCAATAAAGTTGAACGCCAATTAGTTAGTTTTAGCAATAATGCTCGTGATTTAGGTAAAACTTTATCTACTAACTTAACACTTCCATTAGGACTTGCTGCTGGAGCAGCAGTTAAGACATTTGCAGATTTTGATAGACTAGAGAAGGGTTTAGACGTTTTTGCAGACACATCTACATCTGGAGCAGAAGAATTAGAGAAGTTATTAGATGTTGTTAGAGATGCAAGAACTACTTTAGATTTAAAGAGTGCTGCTTCTGCCTCATTACAATTACAAGCGGTTGGTATTAGTGCTGATAGAGCAAGAGAAACTATTAAACAGTTAGGTATTGCTGCTACTGTTAGTGGATCTCAAGCGGAGGATATTGGGGAAATAACAAGACAGTTTGCCCAGGCATTATCTGTTGGTAGAGTATTGGAGCAAGATTTAAGGATTATTAAGTCAAGGATTCCAGCGATTGGTAAAGTATTACAAGAAGAATTTGGTACAGTTACTGCTGAAGGTTTAAGAGAGGCTAATATTAGTGCAGATGAATTTGTAGATAGACTTACTAGAGCAATTGCTTCTAATGAACAGTTCCAAAACGTACAAATATCATTAGCAAAAGCTATTGAAACTTTTGGGATTAATACACAAATTGCTGCAAGTAAATTAGGTCAATTAATATCAGAAACACTTGACTTACCTAATTTATTAAGCAATATTACAAATCAAATAGATAGATTAACTAACTTCTTTACATCATTGAGTGAGCAACAGAGAAGATCAATAGTTAATTTTGGATTGATATTAGCCTCTATTGGCCCAGTAGTATATATAGTAGGTACTCTTACGAAAGGTATAAGAGTGTTGTATAGAACGATGATTACTTTAGGATTAACATCATTAGATGTTGTAAAGTATTTTCAAACATTAGGAAGAGCATTAACAATATTAACTGCAACAACAACGACTGCTACTAGAAGTATGATTGCTTTTAATGTAATTGCTGGTAATTTACTTTTACCACTTATTGCAGTTGTTGGTGCGGTTACATTAGGTAAGGCTGCTTATGACAACTTTAAGAATAGTGTTGCTCAAGCGAATAGAGGTTTAGATGCTATAAATAAAGCAAATGAAGAGTCAAAGAAAAAGCATGATGAGGCAAGAGATTCTATATCAACATACATTAGTGTAATTGAGGATTCGACTTCTTCAGTATTACAAAAACAAGATGCTTTAAATGAATTAAATGAAATTACTAATAATCAATTTTCAAGTGTAAAGTTATTAGAATCAGGAGTAGAAGGGTTAACAAAAGCACAAGATGATTATTTAAAATCAATAGCTAATGTAGAGAAATTAAGAATATTAAGAGAGGAGCAACAGAGGTTAAAGGAAGATATAAGGCAGACAAAATTAAGCATGGAGTCTGCAATTGTAACTACAGAAAACTTTAAGTCTGGATTACAATTTGGTGCAGTAGCTGGTTCTCAATTCACAAAGTCATTACAAGATTTAGGCGGTAAAACTGATAGTAGTTTAAACTTATTAGAAAAGAATTTAGATAAAATAAATGAAGAGATAGCAACACTTGGAGAACAAGAAGCTATTAGTAATTTTGAAAACAGTATTAAAGAACTTGTTACTTCTGTTGAGGAGTTATTTACTAATTTAGAAACGGCATTAACTGGTCAAGTTGAATTAGGTAAGATATTAGGTACTGATGAGGTAGATATTGTAAAGAATCAGATAAAGGATGTTGAGAAAGCTATAACAGATGCGTTTGCTAATGAAGAGTTGCGTGACCAAACAAATGTTATACAAACTTTACAAGTAGAGTTAGAGGCATTAAGACAGAAGTTAGTAGCATTAGAGTCCGCAGAAAAGGTAAATAAAGTCTTTAAAGGATTAAATGAAGAGTTAGCGTTACTAGAAAAAAGAAAAACGATATTAGGAGAGGATAGTGTAGAGAATATTAAAAAGCAAATAGAGGCGGTTGGAGGTGCATTAGAAGAAGCATTAGAGGTTGGTGCAGCACAAAGCAAAATTGACAAACTAAAGCAACAATTAGACGGTTTAAGAGATTCTTTAAAACCATTATACCTTAAAGACCCTACTGTAATAGATAACTTATTTACTTCTTTCAATAACCTTAAAAAGCCATCACTTGAAGTTGTAAGTAATGCTAATCAGTTAGACTTTGAGTATAAGAAAGTAAATGGCACACTAGTAAAGGTTGCGAAAGGATCAAAAGAGATGGCTGATTTAACTGCAAAAGCACAAGAGTCAGCAAAACAAACAGAGGAATCTTTTACCAGGTGGTATAACGGATTAAATAAAGTAAATCAGTTTTTAGTAAGTAACATAGATGCAATAAAAAGATTTGCTGGTAGTATTTCAAGTGGATTAGTAGATACAATAAGTGAAGCGTTTACATTAAGAGCAGAGGCAAAACAAGAATTAGTAGATGCAACAGAGAAATTGAGATTATTAAGAGCGAGTGGAGAAGCAAGTGCAAGTGAGATACAGAATGTACAAGATAGAATAATTGAATTAAATCAAACAATTCAAGAAAATGACTTTTTTAGTGCTATTGGGCAGTCTATAAAGAAGTTAGTTGTTGAAATAGGAAAGGCAATTGCTAAAGCATTAATCTTTGCTGGTTTACTTACATTAATTGGAACTATATTTCCAGCACTTGGAGTAGGTCTTGGAGTAGGGACAAAGGGTAATTTCTTTAAGTTATTTAGAGAGGGTTTACCATTTGCTAACGGTGGATTAGTCTATGGCCCAGTCAATGCGTTAATTGGAGAAGGACAAGGTACAAATAGAAGAAACCCAGAGGTTGTTGCTCCGTTGGATAAGTTAAAAGGAATATTGGCAGAAACTGGAGGAGGAAACATGGTATTGACTAGTAGGTTGAGTGGATCGGATTTATTATTATCTGTAGAACGAGCAAAAAGAAATAGGGATAGATAATGCCAGTAAAATTTAACAGTACATTTTATAGCGATAAAGGAGCAGAATACATAATAGAGATTCATCAATCTACTTTTGTTGGTAGTCCAACAGAATTTACTACACAAGATTTACAAATAAAATATGACGTTGGAGGAGATGAGGATAATAGGTTTAGTCCTATTACAAGTAGTGAGGCATCAATTAGTATGTTAATTAATAATTCTACATTAAATTCTTTTGTAGAAGATTTAGTTAGCAGTTACGATGATAGTTATTTTGTATATGTAAGAACTAACCAATTAAGTTCTGAATCTACTTATAAATGGGTTGGATATGTTTTAGTCGATTTAGTCACTATTGAAGATATTAAGTTAGATGTAGGCTATACTTTTGTTTTAAGAGCAAAGGATGGTTTAAATACACTAAAGACAATAGATTATAATAATGATGGTGTTCCGTATACTGGAAAAGCTACAATCTTCCAACACATTAATAATGTTTTACAGAAATTGGGTAGTGTAATATATGCTTACACAAGTTTTACTGACCCACTATTTAGTGTAGTTATTAATTGGCACTCACAAGAATATACTTATTCCTCCACAAATACAGTTTTAACTAAAGCCAGGATTCCGCACAGAGCGTTCTTTCATAAAGATACAAAGGGTAATTATATTTATAGAAATTGCTATGAGGTATTGGAAGAGATATGCAAAGCATTTGGTTGTAGGATTATAAGTAGTGCTACTGGTTACTATATTACACAAATAAACGAATACTTAAATGCTAACTCTGTATATGAGTATAATTACGCTATTTTAGGTTCATTAAGTGGTGCAACTAAAGATTATAGTATTTTACATGACCAAACTAATCCTACTACTACTCCAATATACAGAGAGGGTGGTAGTGTGTTTGAGTTTTTTAGTCCATTACAATATGCAAGGGTTGAGTATGAACATATAGCAACAAGAAACTTATTGAGTGGAGCATATTGGGACTACAATTTTGAGGGTACTTATGATGTTGAAGATATTGCAAGTAATAACTTTGAGTCAATAATACAGTTTGATTTTACACTTGCTTATTATACAAGTTTTACAGAAGTTGTAGGTACTAGTGAATGGCAACCTCATTACGTTATATATAGGTTACAAATAACATTAGATGATGGAAGTGCGACACATTATTACCAAAACGACTTTACATGGCAGAGAAGTAAGGTAAAAGAAGATGGATTAAGGAATCAAAGATGGTCAACAACTCCTGGATATTATTACATTTATCAATATGTAGAAACAGAAAATCAACCAGAGAAAATAGAGAACATACAGATTATTATTCCTAATGTACCTACTGATGGAGACATGACTGTAAAGTTTGAGTTTTACAGAGTGTATATAGAAAACTATATTGACCCAGCAGCTTCAATATTGCAAGGTGGTTCAGTACCAGTTTTAGAAGATTATTATACTGTAACTTATCAAGTAGCAAACACTTTTATGCAGTATATACATACTGGCTTTTTTACTGACCAAAACGATATAATTAGATTTCAAGCAGACAACGACAATAAAGCGTATAAAACATTTGAAACTACTACTATAATAGGAGATGGCCCTAACTTAAATAGTCCTGGGCATATAGAGGTTAAGAATGATTCTGATGAGTGGGTAATTACAGAGAACGGATGGAAGGTAGGTAATAATGGAGATGCAAAGAATATAAGTCAGTTATTGTGTAATGAGGTTATAAAAGGACAATTACTTCCAGTTCGAAAGTTCATGGAAACATCGTTTGTTATGAACGATCCAGATACTGAATTTCTTCAACCACATTATGCAATTAGTTATGATGGAGGATATTGGGTGTTTTTTGGAGGCACTTATGATTTAGCAGCAGATAGAGTAAGAGGTGTGTGGTATAAAATAAAAGAGGACGCTTAATGAGTTTTACAGAGAAGTCACTAGTTTATTTGTCTAAAGAATATAGGTTTGTTCCAAGTTATGGTGCAGTAGGATCTAGTGCGTCTGCTGGTGGTGCGGTTGTTACTGATAATGAAGTAGTTCAAACACCACAAACACCAGGATTTATATACCAAGAAGTATTTACTGCTGATGGGATAAGTAATTCATATACAGTAACAGAGAATGGAGGTCAGTTATCAGAGGTAAGTACAGATATTAATGTCTATAGAAATGGTTTATTGTTAAACGACACTTACATTTCTTCTTTTGATTCAGTTAATGGTACATTTGAATTAACGTTTACTCCAGATTTAGATGATAGAATTAGTGTAGTGTGGTTTGTGAAAACGACTACAGTTGACAGTAATATCTTTCAAGAAATATTTAATGCAGATGGTTCTTCTTCTACATTTAGTGTAACAAAAAATGGAGGGTTAATACCTAGGCGAAAACAAGAGTTGTTCCTATATATTAATGGCATCTTTTTAGATTACGAGAAAGTTACTACATATAGTCCAAGTTTAGGTCAGTTTACTTTAAACTTTACTCCAAGTAGTAATGATACAATAGCTGCGGTTTGGTTTGTTAATTTACCTCAATCAGTTAAAATAATTCAAGAGCAGTTTATTGCTAATGGAACACAAACCACTTTTACTGTTACAAAGAATGGAGGAGAGTTGGCTAAAACTAAAGATGCTATTTTGTTAATGAGGAATGGTCAACATATTAATAACGACTATATAACTGGTATAAACACAAGTAGTGGAACTATTACTTTAACTTTTGCTCCAGATAGTGGGGATGATATTACCTTAATTTGGTTTGTTGAAGAAACAGTTACTCCTACGAATAGTAATGCTTTTGCAATGTTCCAAGAAGAGTTTACTGCTGATGGCACAACACCTACATTTACAGTTACACAGAATGAGGGTAAATTACCAGAGGCTTTATCTAGTATTATGATATATAGGAATGGGCAGTATATATCGAATAGTTTTATTAGTTCACATGATTATATTAGTGGAGGTATAACTTTTGCTTTTATTCCAAGAAGTGGAGAAAAAATAACAATAGTATGGGTATTAAGCAATTTATAGTAGTATTTAGTTTATTAATTCCGATTATAGTTAGTTGTCAGAATTATCCTAGGTTTGAACTGTACCAACTAAAACAAGGTACGGATTCTGGGCAATTTATCGTGACTGGATTAGATTCAAATTTAGCTTTTAACAACATATTGCGATTCCGTTCTGCTGACAGTACGTTTTTGATTGGTACGGATACTGTAATTACTGACCAATCCATTATTCCCATTCTGTTGCGGACAATCGATGCTGGATTAGGTATTGATGTTAATCAAGTTAATGGACAAATTTTTATTGAGTCGCTTTCAATTGAGGATTCGATATATAATGGAACTGTATCCTTAATTAGTAAAGGTACGCCATTGTATGCTACTGGAGTTCAAGGTAACTATTGGTCAGTTGCTCCAGCAGACGCATCCGATCCGAGTAAGATGCCAGTCGTAGTAATTGCTGGAGAAGATATAGCATCTGGTTCGGTTGGATTAGGATTAATTAAAGGTCATATCAAGCAAGTAAATACGACTGGATTAGCCGATGGTGCGGAAGTGTATGTGGCAAGTGGCGGTGGTTATACATCTACTAAACCGACTGCTGAAGGAGTTATAATTCAAAGGTTGGGTACGGTAATAAAAGGGAATAATGCGAATGGTAGTGGGATTATTAATTTAGGGGATGAGGCGTATTGGAATGATTATGTGGATAGAACAGAATTAAGCGATACTGCTTTAGCGATAAGAACAGATATACCATCATTAGATGGAGTAGTATTGACAACAACAAACCAATCTATTAGCGGAGTAAAAACATTTCAAAACAATGTTGGTATAAATGGTGCATTAGATATTACAGATGGAGGAAATACTTATTTAGGCTATTTTGCTGGTAATGGCATACGGCAAGATAATACTACTGCAAGAAACGTTATTATAGGCACAGAAGCATATTTTACAGAGAATTATGCTAATGACAATGTTGTTATTGGGTATTTTGCTGGAAGGAATACAGAATTTGGTGGCAATGTTATCATAGGCAGTAAGGCTAACTATTTCTTATCTCCATCGTATGTGATAGCGTCTAATGCAGTTGTAATTGGTACAAACGCAAAAACGGTTACAAGTCAAAATGACAACTCAATTGTGATAGGTTCTAATGCGACTGGATTAGGAGATGATACGGCAGTAATTGGAGATGGTCAGATGAAGAAATTGAACTCTAACAAATACACATTCAACGTTGACCAAGATACAACTGGAAAGAATGGTTACCTATTAGGATTAAATAGTAGTAGCGGAGAGATTGAATTGCAAAGTTTAGAAGGAACTGCGGTGTTAACTACAACTAATCAAACAATAGATGGTGTTAAAACATTTAATGATACTATTGTAGGAATTATATCAAATTCAGCAGCAGTAGATGTTCAATATATATCAAGTGGTAGTTATTATCCAGCTTTAATTAGTAACGGAATTGGAGCAAATGATGTTAGGCTAAATACTAATATTAAATACGACATGACTAATAATGAGTTTACATTGGATAATTATGTGTTTGATGTGGATGAGGCAATTACTGGTAAGCAAGGTCAAGTGTTAACGCTAAACTCAAGTGGAGTAATTGAATTAGATGCAATAACCACTTTACACACATTAACTGCAACAATAAGAGACCAAGCGTCTGATAGCGTAGTAATAATGACAATACCAACAGAATATATTGGATGTAAGATAATAGAAACAACACAATCTTTTTATGCTGAAAATTATTATGGATCAAGTCCAGTTATTTTTGGTTCTATAAGTGGCTCAACTTTTACTAATAATGGTAATTTAATATCTGAATATGTTACTGGTACTGGATATCTTTCTTTAATTAGAAATACTACTGGAGGAATTTATACATATCCAGAAACAATAACATCTACTTCTAAATATATTAAAATGCAAAGACCAGTATATAGTGGAAGTGTAAGGACAATAACAAATGCTATAACAATACAATGCAATTAAAATGAAACAAATACTAATTATATTCGGATTATTAATATCGGTCACAACCTTTGCCCAATCGCCCAGAATCAAACTAAATCAGATTACAAAGGATTCGCTTACAGGTTCGGTTTTGATTTCTTCTCCAACAGATTCTGGAATGGTTTATTCAAGGGATTTATTTATATCGTACGGAGCGGATACGTTTTTGATTTTGGGAGGAGATACGTTAGCAGCTACATCCAGTATAATTAGTTCGGTACTATCGGATGGCGTTACGATTACAGGAGATGGTACGGTTGGTTCGCCTTTGAAAGTGGACACAACAACGGTTATAGCTACGAAAGGAGATTTATCAGATTACGTTACAGTTGCTGGAACTCAAACGATAACAGGTGCAAAGACGTTTAGTACGGATGTCGAAATAGATGGCAAGTTGGATTTGGATGCAACAGGTAATAGTATATTTATTGGAGAAAATGCTGGTAGAATTGATGATGGGGGTGATAATAGGAATGTGGGCGTAGGTTATAGAGCATTATATTTTAACACAGAAGGAAATAATAACGCAGCAATTGGGTATTATGCATTATACGATAATACAAGTGGATATGAAAATATGGCGATTGGGTCTCGAGCTTTATTTGAAAATAACACTGGATATGCAAACATAGCGATTGGGTCTCGAGCATTACAGGAGAATACAACTGGAAGTAAAAACGTAGGGATTGGGGCTAACGCATTACAAGAGAATACAACTGGCAATCAAAACACATCGATTGGACAAATTGCAGGTCGAAGCACAAGCACAGGTGCAAACAACACAGATGGCGACAACTCCGTATTCATCGGTTACGATGCACGACCATTGGCGGATGCACAAGAAAATCAAATCGTAATCGGTTCGGAAGCAAGGGGTTTGGGTTCGAATAGCGTAGTATTAGGTAATTCATCTATAACAAAAACAAGGTTACAAGGCGATGTGGGTATAGGTACGGATTCGCCATCTTACGACCTTGAAGTAACAGGTAAAATATACGCTTCGGATTCGATTATATCTGCCGTATTCGCTGGTGTATCCGATATAAGATTAAAGCAAGATGTTGAATCATCAGATAAAGGATTAGATGCGGTTATGGAATTGAATCCTGTTAGTTACCGATTAATATCAAATGCGGATAACGAAAAGAAAAGCTACGGATTTATCGCACAAGAAGTTGAAAAAGTTATTCCTGATGTAATTGGAACAAGGCACGATGGAATGAAGATTATGAATTATAACGATTTAATTTCGGTACTCACCAAAGCGATTCAAGAACAACAAGCCATAATAAAAACGCAAACAAACGAAATAGAACAATTAAAAGCACTAATATCAGATTTAAGCAATAGATTAACAATTTTAGAAAATAACTAATATGAAAACTTTATTCACATTCAAACAAGCATTGGAAATAGTAATGTTTCTAATTATAGTCTTAATGACAAAAACAATAAATGGTCAGATACCGGATACAATCTACTACAAAACGGTTCAGACCTACAACGAATCTGAGCAAGAAGTATATGATAGTTTAGGCAATTTAATCGAAACCGTAACCGTAATAGATACGATTGAATCATTGGTTGTTTACACAGGTAGAAGATTACCGAATACAAACGAATACGAAATAAACGTAATCGACCAATTAATGGATTCAAGTGAAGTAGCCGAATACGCCTTTGAACTTATACATAGAGCCGAAGAAGATAACTACATAGATGCAAGTAGGTTAAAAAAACGAGAAAAATCTGCATCCTTATACGCACCTGTCAACAACATAATCCGAGATATGTTAGGATACGGATTCTTTGTCAAGACAAGGGAAATGTACGGAAATCAATTCGAAGGTAGATGGATTGCAAGGATTAATGGTGGCGATATAATATGGTTGAATGTGGACAAGTTTATGCGGATAACGGAAACAACTCAACGTGGAGAAGAAGTCGAAAACGGAAGGGAAGGTAGATTCTTGTTATATACGAATCGGAGGGTAAAGGTAACAGGGTTGTTTGATGATGTGATTGATTTTAGAGAGTATTGGAACAAGGATAGAGATACACCATTTTGGGTTATGGATAGTGGCGTGAATCGGGTAATGTTAAGGAAAATAGATTAATATGAAGACAATTATAGACAAGTTTCCCAATTTCGATTCAGTAATAAAGTCAAGTGGCTTTGCCGTATTTGTGATGTTTGCGATGATGTCAGCGATGGCATACACGCTTTGGAATCAATACAATAGAATGAATGATCGGTTGACTGCATTAGAGGGCCAGATTATTGAGTGTTATAAGGAGAATACTATAAAGAATAATGAGTTAATCGAGAAAAACACACGAGTAATGGAAGAAGTAATTATTCACTTAAAGAATGTCAAATGAAGCCAAAAATAACAGTCGATAAAGTAATTACTATATTGACTATAATTGATGCGATTGTTAAACAAATTAAAGAACTAATAAAAAAGAAGTAACATGAAAGGAATCGAAGAAATCAAAGACACATTAGCTGACTTATTAGAAGCGGTAGATAAGTTTGAGGGTACGTTGAAGGGTGGTAAGTTTGACCTGGTTAAGTTTTTTGCTTTTGCTATGGATGCTTATCCTAAAATTCAAGAAGCAGTAGAAGATTTTCCCACATTTGTAGAAGAAGTAAAGGATCTTTCAGTAGATGAGAGTAAAGAATTAACTGCTTATTTAAGTGAGGTAGATATTGATAATAAGTATAGTGCTAAAGTCAAGTATGCAATAGTTGGTGTTTTGTTGTCTTATCATTTTCTTGGCAGTACATTTGATGGAGGTAAGACTATGCTTGAGTATTGGAAGGGAATTTAAGAGAGTTCTTTTGTACTGTCTTTTGGGGAGTGGAATTTATTCTGCTCCCTTTTTTGTTTTATTGCAATAATTAAATTAAACTTGCGTTAACTCTCTATGAAAATAATAAAAGCACAATCTCGGATTTACGATGGACAAATCATTTATGATTTAGTCTACAAGAATGGAAACTTATTAATTACTTATCTTCCAGTTACAAGGTTGCCATCATTTATAGTTGACTACAATGTAGAGTTTATTGATGAGGGAGTAGTGTATTATCACGATGGTAAGCATGAAGAGTTATTAGGCTTCTACAATAAAGCACAGAAGAATATAGATGCGTTACTTAATAACGTTATAAGTGAATGTATTCTAGACTTTAGCAATTATTTAAACTTTATATACAATCTCCGCAAATGACAATCAAAAGCAAAGTAAACAAGGATTATACGGTTATCCCTAATTACATTTTAAAGGAAGAAAACCTATCAATGCAGAGTAAATTCTTACTTATTTATGTAATATCTTTACCATCTGACTTTGAAGTTAGTTTAAATGGGTTGAGTAGGGCATTAAGTAATGAAGCTGGTAGAGTTACTGAAGCTGCGATTCGTAAATGTCTAAAAGAATTAAAAGAAGTAGGCTATGTTGTAAGAGTGTTTGACAAGGATGAGAGTGGTAGGATGGTTGGATCGCATTATGATTTTTACGACACTCCACAGACTACAACAAGAAAAGTAGAAACAGTACAGACTAAAGAAGTAGAATCTAACTTACCATCCGACAAGCAGAAGTTGTTAAACGAATATCTAGAATATAGGAAACAGATGTATCGCATAAGTCCAAAGTCACAGAAGAAAAAGTTTAAAGAATTAAAGTCTATAACACATATTACTAATCTCTTCCAGAAGCACAGTATTGAGGATTTAACTAAAGCAGTTGAGCAGACTATGATTAATGAGTGGAGTGGCATATTTGTTAAAGAAACAAAGAAACAACAACCGGTAATCAATAAATTTGAAATGATATGACAACCTTTAATTACAAGAAGTTTAGTGTTACTATTAATGAGAAGCACAATTTTTTTGAAAAACAAGAATCAAAGAAAGTATTGTACATTACCCAAGAAGAATTAGAGAAGCCATTTAGACGAGTATATTGGGCATCTATTATTGCATTAGATTTGTGTCTTTCAGTTGATATTCAAGCAGATGATAAGGATTACTTGGCACAGATGACTGAACACGTTTTTGATATATTGACGTTGACTTTAATTAGTTACAAGAATTATGACCAGGAATGAAGTACTGGATAAATTAATGTCAAAGATTAAGTGGAGAGAATGTGTAAGAGATATTGTAAATAGCGATATTAAGTTTATTGTTGATTACGATGTAAGTAATATTATTGGTCATCCATCCCTCTTTCAATTAAAAGTATGGGTGCATGAGATGTTTGATTTAGTCTATTTTTATTCTAAACCTAATTACAGAATATTAAGTGACAATAAGTATATAGAGATTAGCAAAGATAATGACTGTTATTATTTAAGAGTGGGCAATTATGAGTCAACGGTTAAACTTACGAGATCATCTCTCTAGACAAAAGAAAGAAAAGAAGAGTAATACTGTTAAAGAATTACATAAATCTTTTGAAATAGAGCATTTACAATTCTGTAAAGAGTTAAAAGAGATGGGTGTTGTTCAAGACTTATTTTTACGACACTTCCCAAACACAAAAACTTTTTTAGAAAAAGAAGAGGAACTATTAAAGTTTTACCATATATTTGATGACCTACAAAACCTAATAAATGAATCAAAAGAAAGAACAGTTAATCCTCCAGACAATCCTTGATGATAACTCGTGGTTGGAGGAAGTAGGATATTTGAGTCCTAAAATGTTTAAAGTTTATCCAAAAGTCGCAGAGTTTATTCTTAACAAGTATAGCGAGAATCAAGAAGTAAGTATAGCTGATGTAATCTTTAAGTTTGACAATGTAGATTTTACTGGGTCAACTGTTGCAGACTTTAAATCTATTGCGGAGGAGTTTGTAAATGAATATAAGAGGCAAGAGGAGGTTTTATCCTTACAATCAGCCTTACAGTCATTAGAGAATGGAAGTAGCGTAGAAGAGGCTAGAATCGCTTTAGAAAGGATGCAGAATGAGATTGATGCTGATATTAATACTGATGTAGAGTACAGATACAATTCTTTTAAAGAATACATTGCTGACATTAATAGTAATGTTACTCTTAAAGATGAAGGTGGTATTGTAATGACAGAATTGAGGAAGTACAATGGGATAATGGGTGGTTATAGGGGTGGTAGGTTTAATGTCGTTGCTGCAAGACCAGGAATGGGTAAGACTTCTTTGATGATCCAAGAATGTTATGACTTGTGTAAGATGGGTGTTCCAGTTCTTTTTTATTCGTTAGAAATGACTACTACAGAGTTGATGGCAAAGTTATGTCATGTTGCTACTGGATTAAGTTACAAGAAGCAGATTAGTGGGGATTTAACGCAAGATGAGTTAGGCATTGTTACAGAGTTCGCTACAGAGTTATATGAGTTGCCATTCTTTATTGTCGACAATAAGAATAAGTGGTATCAGATTAAGGATGATGTTCAGAGAAAGATTAGGAAGTATGGTATTAAAGTGGTTGTGTTTGACTATATTCAATTAATAAATATACCTGGCCCTAATACTTTAGAGCAAATCAGTACGTTATCTACAGAAATAAAGCGATTAGCATTAAACACTAAAGTGTGTTGTGTAGGCATAAGTCAGATGAGTAGAGAATCAGATAAGGGTGGACGTATGTTTCCAAAGAGTAGTGATTTGAGAGGTAGTGGTCAGTTAGAGCAAGATGCAGACTTTATTGCGTTCCCTTGGAGATATGAGGCAATTGATGTTGTGGAAGATCAAGCAACTGGAGAGAGTTTAATTGGAATAACTGATATATATATTACAAAGAATAGACATGGAGATAGTTTTAAAAAGATACGATGCGAGTATGATGTAAGGCATAGCAGAATAAAAGAATTTGTTAACTTTTAAATAAAAAACCTATGAATTTATTTAGATTTGATATTGACTTTGATGATTTCAATGACAAGGAACAATTAGAAATTAGTAAAGATGCTGATGAATTATGTTGTAAAGCTATTGAAGATATTACTGGCATTAATAGGATTGCTTTTAAGACTGCTAAAAGGGATGAGTGCCGTGTTGCTTATTCTTGGCGTAATGTCTATATATTTTCTCTTAATAACATATTTAATGTACCAGCTTTTCTAATCTCTAAACTAACTAATTATCATCCATCTACTGTTTGTAACATTTGCACTAAAGTAAGTGAGAGTAAAGAAAAAGAAATTAGAGAAAGGATTAATCGTATTCATTCATACATAAATAAACATTATTAATATGGAAGCCGAAAGACTAAAAGCAGTTGCTAAAATAAAGATGGCAAAGGGTAAAAAAATGGCTTTGTTTAGCACAAACCAGGATGACTACGAGTTAGCCATAGAAATACTAGATGTAATTGAGAATATTATGGAGAATGAGGGGGATAGTTTAAACGTGAATAAAGAGATTTGTCATGTTTTAATCAATTACTTGGATGATGCTATAAACTATGAAGTGATGGATAATCTAAAGAATTATGGTATTGTAATAGCTAATTTAGCGAAGTATTTTGAAGTGGATCAAATGATTGAAGATGTAAGGTATAATACTAATGAAACTGGAATAACATTTAATATATGTCTGAATTAAAGAAAGGAGAGAAGTTTTTAGTGCCTATTGCAAAGAAGAAAAAGGTATTTGAGGTAGTTGAGAAAGATGGCAGATTAGTAGGTTATAACAAGGATTTTGGCTATATTAGTCTAAACCAAGTGAAACAAATTGAAAAAGTTAGGTATTAAAGATTGGAAGTATGCGAGGGATAGACTACCGGACATACTATCAAGTACAGAGATTAAATACTTTACTGGTTGGTCAGAGGGCAAGTGGCATAGTATTAAAACTAAATATTCACATCTCTTTAGACCAATCAGCGGAGTAGGAAAACACAGAGTTAAATTTTATAAAAAAGAATCATTATTAAAATACGTTAAAGATGTTGAATCAAGTAATGCTTATTGGAAGGGTTGGCAAAATCTACGAGAGTAAAGTAGACACCCTTAAACCATTTTCTGTTGCGACTACAGAGAACTACAAAGACAAGAGTGGAGAGTGGCAGAGTAAAACAGAGTGGCACTCATGTAAGTTATTTAATCGAGATGTAAAGATGGAGGTAGGAGATTTAGTCCTGGTTAAAGGCAAGATTAGTACAAACGCATACACAAACAAGGAAGGAGTAGAAGTAAGTAACAAAGAGATTATTGTTGACCAAATACGAGTTATTAACCGTAAATCACAAGAAGATGGAACTAACAATCAAGGGGGAGCGAATGGCTTACCTTTTTAGTAGAGATGCTAGAAACGCTATATATGATGTATTAGAGGATGCTCCGCATTTCAACGACTACACACCAAAAGATAAAGAGTATTACATCGTTAGGGGTTGTTTATACCTTGGATTCCTTACAATATACACTTACACCAGAGTTGCTGACTTATTTGACGTTACGGTTGGTGAAGTGACTAGAGATACAGATATGATTATGGATTTGACTGATGAGAAGCATAAAATGATTTGTAAGGAATTATTAGCCTACATCCACAATAACATCGAACTACATCCGTTATAAACAAAAAGACAGTACAAATGAGCATTTACAAAAAAATCGCTGCCATCCAGTCAAAGATGATTGGGATTAAAGAAAGTGGCAAAAATCCATTCCTAAAGAACAGTTATAGTCTGTACGTTAAGGACATTATGACTGCTCTACAACCACATCTAACTGAACAGAAGTTAGCAGTATCATTTCAAGGTTATGTCGATATTGACACAAATCTTCAACATTTACAATTACATATTGTCGATATTGAGAATGAAGCACACTCTGTCACTAGTACCTGGGTTATTCCAGATGTTAAAGACGTACAGAAGTTAGGATCAACCATCACATACTACAAGCGTTATGCGTTAGTAGCAGCTTTTAATCTACTAGTAGGCCATGATGATGACGATGGACAAGTAACAAAGACTCCTCCAGCAAAAGCAAAAGAAGAGGGTATTACCGATGAACAATTACAAGAGGCTATACAATTAATTAAGAGTGGTAGCGTTAGTAAAGAACAGTTGTTAAAATTAAGGGGTCACAAGTTGACTTTATCACAAAAGAAAAAAATTGAATCGTTATGACATTTAAAGAACTTGTAATTGGAATAATAGTATTTGTGTTGACTACTACTATGTGTTACGCTACTGTTAGTCTTATTGAACTAAACTTTAAGTACAATGAGTGGAATATGTTTAGTCGCTATTTCTTTACTATATTCTGCATTATTATAGCGTTTAGAATACCATCCACTATAGATGACATACAAAGAGGGTCATAGTTGTTTTTTCATGCTTTATTACGCACGTTGATGTAATTATGCCAGTAGCCTTGAGTTACTGGCTTTTTTTAGAAATCAAAAAGAATATAAATGAACTTTCAAAAAGCACTTAAATCTTTCCTTAAATCACAAGGGATAAACGTTGAAGTATTAGCTGACAAGTTATCTTGTACCAAGGCTAATATCTATGCAAAGCACAAGCCTTCCATTAATTTTATTAGAGATGTATGCGAAGCTTTAAATTGCTATGTAATTACAGATGGAACTAATTATCAATTAATCGAAAAAAACTAATAATATGAAAATGTACGGAGTTTTAGGGTTTGAAAGAGAAGAACCTCAATACGAGTATTTTGAGTTAGAGATAGAGTTTAGATACGATTATCGACCAGGCAGAATGTATTTGAGTAATGGCGATCCTGGTTATCCAGAAGAAACGACTGCGGATATATGGCAGATATTTAACTTGGATAAAAAACCCTCTTGGATTACAGATGATATGATAGATGAAGCGTTTGATGAGCAGTTACCGAGATTATTAGAGGACAATGAACCAGATTACGAGGATTAAGATATTATACCCTTTTGGGTACAAAATAAAATAAAACGCAAATATTATACCTTTATGGGTATCTATTTGTTAATTCAAGTAAAAATTAAAAACAATGAAAGATACAAATAACAAGGACCAATGTGCCACATACGGCAACAGAAGTAGTGCCAAATACTTAATTAAAAAACGGCATTTTTACGGCAAGGCTGCTTATTATGTGTATAAAAAGAATTGGTGGGGTAAGTTCAAGCTAATAATGGATGTTAATAATGATGGCAATTTAAAAACATTAGAAGAGGCAAAAGATTGGATTGATAAAATGGAGTTTAATGATTATACAAGCGAAAAGCATTACTACTAATTATTGTTAATCAAAATTAAAAACAATGAAAGCTAAATTAATATTTAATCTGCCAAAAGATAATTATGAGTATGATATGGCCGTCAATGGAAGCAAATGGCGAAATGTTGCGTGGGATATGTACCAGTATTTACGACAAATGACTAAATATGTTCCAGATGACACGCATGAAGAGTTTCTTAAAGCAATGTATCAATGTAAAGATGAGTTTATTCAAATTATGGGAGAGAATGGAGTTGATTTAGATGAATGATAAGTTATTCAAATTATCTTTACATATCTTGAATCGAATGATAAGTAATTCAAAAAAACTATACAAATGAATAAAGTAGAATTAATTGGGTTTTATGGTTCTGATGTTACACACGCACAGTCAGCTTGGACAAGTACAAGTAGAGAGTTGAAGAAGGATAAGTTAGAGAGAATACCCAAGTTATTAAAAATGTTGGCAGACAATGGACATCACACACCATTTGAAAAGTCATCATTACACTTTTTAGTTACTGTGGATCAAGCCTCACATATCCATTTATTAAAGCACCGCATTGGAGTAAGTATAAACGGAGAGTCAGCTAGATACAAAGAGTTGAAAGAAAACAAAGTATACTACCCAGATGATTGGAACGTGAAATGGACACAGAAGTTAGTAGAACACACAGAGAGGGGGAATGAGTTGTATCATGAATCACTAGTTGAGTTGACAGAATTATTAGGAAGGAAGAGGGCAAAAGAAAGTGCAAGATTTTTCAAGACTATGAACAGTCAGATCACAATGGATGTAATGTTTAATTGGAGGTCATTCTATCATTTCTTAAATTTACGTTATAAACCAGATGCACAGAAAGAAATAAAAGAGATAGCCTATGCTATGTTAGAGTTAGTGATTGATATAGAAGGCAATCCATTTAAGCATACCATTAAAGCATTTAACTTATGAAGGTACCAGGAACAAATCATTTAGGGCCAATAACATATCACTACGACATCATCCAAAACACAGATGAGTGGCATCAGATTAGATGTGGTAGAATTGGTGGAACTTCTTCCAATACATTACTTGTTAAGGGTAAGGGAGAAGATGGATTAGGAGTGGGTGCATATACGATGATGTATCAAAAAGCAGATGAATTGATTAATGGAATGAGTGATGTAGAAGAGTTAAAGAACTATGCTCAACAAAGGGGTCACGATTTAGAACCAGTTGCAAAGGAACGATATACACAAGTGACTGGTAATTTAGTGCATGATGTTGGATATGTTAGCCAAGGGATATTGTTTGGTACAAGTCCAGATGGATTGATAAATGATGATGCTGGAATAGAGATTAAATGTCCGTTAGGTAAAGAATATGTCCGCTATATGGATAGTTTAGAGATAGATCCTAAATACTATGCCCAGGTTCAATGGTCGATGTATATAACTGGTAGGAAGTATTGGGATTTTGTCTATTTTAACCCTAAATTTGAGAACTGCGACATAATAATTAAGAGGTATAGTCCAGACCCAAAAGTGTTCGATATTTGGGATAAAAACATTAAAATCTATGAACAACGAATCACAAAAAT